GTTCGTGTTAGGTTCACTAGCTGGTTTATCGTAGACCCTGCGTTCACGGCAAGAAGTTTATAGACATTTGCACGGTCCAATGGCGGCCAAGCCGGAAGATTCCAGCGCGTCGGCCATCACGACGGTGAGTGTATTACCACACGCTCACTAAGGTGGGCAAACAAAGTTTATACACATTTGGCTCAGTGTGCGGGGTATATGGGGTTATACATGTGGTGCACCCCGCTGCTGCACACATGTGCGGACGATTTACGTGGTCGTCCGTGCACGGCTGGTTTGACGCATCCCAGCTGACGCCCCGTCACGGTGGCAATGTTTTTGGTATTTTAAAAGTTCCTTCAGACTGTTTGAATGCAAACCACAAAGCTGGCACGCGAGGACGCGTTACTACCATCGACGATGTACTGCAAACCCAAAACGTCGTCTTCAACGAAGCCGATGACGGCAGTGTAGGAGCCAGTGTAGTGTGCGTTTTGATCAAGGTTCGCAGCAACAGCCGAGACTTCATAGTGGGCGAGGGAAATGCAATAGTGGTTGACATCCTCGCCAGCAACAGGTGTGCCGTTCAACGTCAATCGAAGACGAAACAGTTGAGTGTCAGCGACATTGAAATAAAGGGCGCTGACGGTAACTTTGTAGTAGGAAGTGAGCTTTGGGGCAACCAACCCCAGATTGCCAGGGGCAACCGCCCATCCTGAGGAGGTGATGACATCCACGCCACTTGGGACGGACCAGTCAACATATGTGAAGACGCCGAACGTGAGGGCTGCCTTCTCCGAACTGAACTGGCTCAAGTTCCGTGGCATCGCTATGCCAGTTGGCTCAGAGAGCTTATCCATAAGCTTGACTGAGCCACGGACACGAAGTTCAGCAATGGGTTGACCGGCCAGGGCGGCGGGGTTACCGTAGGTGGCAACATAGAGCTTGCCAACATCGTACAGTCGTGGGTCCGCACCACCCGGGTACACACCGACGCGAGTGTACCAGGACTCAAGGTGTCGAACCACGCCAGCGAGCTCAAAGCCCATGGTTTGGTGTGGCATGCCATCTGAGTGGATTGTGTTGTTCTCCATCAGGGCAACGGTTGTTGGGTCGGGTTCTTCTGCGCCCTCCAAATCGCAGGACATCAGTATTTTACCACCCGATGTGAAGGTGGTGACGAGGGGTGTCAAGTAAAACTCCAGGGAGAGGAAGTTATAGCGTTCGTAGAGCGCCGCCTCTATGGATGTTTGGGGAAAAGTTCCCG